ATTTAGTTGATGATACATTTCGATCTTTACGCCAAGCATAATTCCGCCAATTAGCGAAACGAGCATAAGCAACAAAGTAAAGCCATTAAAATACATTTGGGGGTCCTGTCCCTAGTTGTTATTTGATCTTACGCTTGCCCTGTATCTCGGAAGCCTTGTAACGCTTTACGGTTCCGATCTTTACAGGCTGGACGGCTCCCGATTTTTCAAGTCTCCAAAGTGTTTGACGATGGATTTTGAGATACGCAAGTACCTCTTTGCTCGATAGTAAGTTTTCGTCCATGTCTGCCATGTTACTCCTTGTTACCGACAAAAGTGATTTAACCCTTATTTTGAGGCGTGTCGTGCTTATCGATGTGATCGTTTACTAGTTCTTTTATTTCGTTAATAGTCTTAATGGCATCGGGCAAGGATAATCCGCCATTACCCTCGGGGCTGATTGGATAGGTCGCCGCGTCGATGTAAAGTTTGATCGGTGTTAGTACTAACCATTTGACGCCAAGAGCTAACGCCGTCCCAATGGCTACACAAGCTCCCGCGATCTGCCCGATCAAGATGATGTTCATGCGTTAGCCTTGATCTGCCGGCCGTCCAAAATAATTGGTTTTGAGCCGTTATGCCAAACCCAAAACCCGACGGGCATCGACTTTGTGACAGTAAAATAGTGCATCCAATGATTATGTAATGTCTGGGATGTCCACCCGTAAGTGTTTTTATCATCGTGTCCAGTTTCATCCGCTTTAGGTGTGTCTGGGTAACGCACAAAACGGCCCCGCAAAATGTTAGGGCATCCGACCGATGGAAACTCGACGCGCAAGATTACGGCCCAAGTATAGATACCATCCGCCGGGACCTTAAACTTTGTCGCCTTATCAAAACGAACGTAGGTCCACTCTTTTGGCTTGATTAGTTGCTTATCGGCTCCGGAGTCGGTTTTGTAAAGGATGCTAGGCATCGACCTGATCGCTTGGCGGCTGGTAGTTAGGGCTCAATCCGCCCATAAGGCCAGCTACTAGCGCGCCCAAAACTGCTCGATAATCTAAACTAAACTCCGTCGCCTGCCATGCGGCACAAAACGCGATGAGAGCGTAAGTTGTTGCCTTAGATAGTTTCAACATCTTTAACCTCTACGGGGGCCGAGGCGGCCTTTTTGGCCGGCTTAGGGGCATCGGTTGGCTCTGGCTCGCCTGTAATCAACGGCATTGGATTAACTGCGTCGATGTTATAGCGATAAGGAGCTTTACGAGCTTCGAGATGTAGATGAGGACCTACGGCGTTTCCAGTTGCTCCCGATAATCCGATCAAATCGCCCTCTTTAACAAGCTTGTCGCGTAGGCCCTTGATGTTGATTGATGAAAGATGAGCGTAAATTACTCGATGGCTGCCATGCTGGACGATTACTTGTAAGCCGTAGCCGCCACCCCAGCCGCCGCCACGTCCGGCATATACTACCTTGCCAGCGTCGATTGCTTTGATTTCGGTCCCGCGAGCTGCGCGGAAATCGATACCGGTGTGCCTACCCGCTCGCCATAATTTGCCTTTTTGATCCCATTTGCAAGTGACAAACGGTTCATCTACTGGGTATTTCATTACAAAGCTCCAATCTCGTCGGCAGTAAGTCCAAGATCTGCAAGTTTAGCTAATGCACTTTGGCGCGCTGCTGCTTTAGTTTTGGCAACGGCTTCAGCTGCCGCCATTACCTTTTGACCGTTTTTGTATGCAGTAAATTCCTCATCGGTCATTTCGCGAACTAAGTCGTCAATCTGAATATTTGGATTTGTCATTTTATTATCCTTAAGAGTTTTGGTAGCCGTATACGCGGATGGTTCCGCCAGTAAATGTTCCGCCTGCAAGAGTAAATGCAGTATAACTAGTAGTATCCGCTAAGATTCCATTAAAATTATAAGAGGCATCGTTAGCAATAAATGGATTTGTAATTGTTGTATTTTTTGCTAAAAATGGTGCATTAATGGCCGCATACATTTGCAATCCAGTAGTTCGACCAGTTCCGACATAAAACCAATTTGCAACATTGTTTCCAATAACGGATGTAGTTACGCCAGTACCCCAATTTGCACCGGTGGCGTTTAAGTAGTAACCAGTTGTCGTGCTCCCCATTACCATATTAAAATTTATGTTAGATGTGGCCGCGCCACCTGCGATTGTTATTAAGTAATTGTCATATGCCGCACTAAAGGCATCTGTAACCGTAACACTTGTTACTGATGTGCCAATGGTTTGTGCCTTAACTAGTGTCAAACCTGAAGCTCCGCCACCGCTTCGAGGTGTTACCGTCCAAGCGTTTGAGCCTGTTCGGATAAGAGCCGCGCTACCATACTGGCTTAAAGTGGCTGCCGCGTTTGTTACTGTAACCCCTGCACCTGCCGCAAAAGTTACAACACCCGCACCAAGATTTGTAATCTCCAAAGTTGCGCCTGTTGGCCAAACAACCGAGGCTTGAGGTGGAATAGTGTAAGTCGATGAGCCGGCATTACTAGCCGTCACCGTTTTACCAATGTCGCTTAATGCAAAAGTGTAAGTCGTTCCGGTTTGGGCGTTATAAGTTGGTATCGCTACGGCACTATCGAAGCCGGTCGCGATGGTTTGCATATTTAACGCGCCATCTTTTACCAGATCCGTTGAGGTTGGGTAGCTAATCCCAAAATAAGTCGTTGTTCCAGCCATTTTATAGATCCATCCATTCGGTCGTATTAGGAGTATAACTTGCCCAAGTCACTAAAGGAGCGACCTGAAGCCATAATTGATGAGGGTATGTTTCGAGCTGCGATGAGCAGATCAAATCAAGATAAGCCTCGTATCGGGTAAGTCGCCAAGAGTATCCCTCTAGGTAACCCTCGAAAACGGTCCCAAATACTGCCGGCAGATCCGAGGTAGTGATAGCCGTTCCATTTTCCGCTACGATTAGCGCGTCCCTTGTGGCATCGCTTACGTTCGGATTGTGTAGAGCTACGGTTAAAGACTCGGGGTAAACGCGGGGATAAGCTCTTGACTCTAGGAAATCATTGGCTTGGGATTGCGCGTCCGAGAGATTGTGTAGGGTTGTCGAGCGAGTTGCGGCTAGTTCCCCATAAGACTCGACGGAAACCTCATCGCGGGCAAATGCCTCGCCGGTTGCATATTCAATCGTAATGTCGTTAGAGATTTCCGACCATTGAGCAGCTGTCCTCAAACCCTGTGTCAGTAGATCCGTCGTAACTAGGTTTATACTTGGCGAGCTAATCCGCGAGGTATAGTCCCCATAATGGAGATGTCCATCGCCTGACTCGTATAACACGCCTCGGCCAGATTGTGCCGTAGCTTGGGCCAATGTAAGAGCATTAGTAAGACCATCGTTATAAGCTGCGAGCTCATAGACTCCGGGTTGATCGATTGTCGTCATAAGACCATTAACCGTTGCTATATTTGTGCCGTCAAATGAGTCCCAAGTCGCAATATTAGACACCGACGACCAAATTAAGCTAGGGGATAGATCGTCCCAGCTTGTTAAAAATGCTTCCGAAAGGATGGCGAACATCCGATCCCCGTCAAATTGCTTAGGAAAATTAACGGCTCCGGTTACTCGCTTATTTAAGTTTGCCAATGGTCCGACGGCTGTAAGAGTGTATTCGGCTATTGATCCAGCGTCTCCGTATTGTGGCAAGGTTATATCAATGTCCGAAATTATGCCGGTGTAAATGGTCGAGGTTCCGGTAGTGCCGTTGTCGATCTCAATGGTTACGGAGTCCGAAAGGTTTACATTTAACGGCGTGTCCGCTTGCGTCCACAAAACGATCCGAGCGTAGCTCGCGGCAACCGGTTCGATTACGTCTTTACGGCCCATGTTGATCGAAATGTCCGCGATGGTGTTATCTGAATAGACATTCCCACCGGCAAAAGTAACGACCGGATTTGGCGCGTAGGTTGTCATAACGAGGCCCCGACAAAATTAACTTGTTGAGTACGACGGCCCGATTGCTGGAATAAACGTTCGAGCTGGCGACGTACGCCCTCGGGATCGATCGCGCCATTTATGGTTATGTTTACGCCGCCCATCGCTGAATTGCGCGTGATGTTTCCATTTTGCTGCGCGGTGTAGAGTTCGGGTCCATTTTCCCCAACTAGATAGGTTTCGCCCGCAAATACTGGGCCACCCGTTGCGCGCTTTTTCGGCTTTTTTTTCGCCTTTTTTGCGGGTGCTTCGGTGACGGTTGCCGTAGCTGTAATAGCTGCCGGGATGACTAATTGGCCATCTACAAACGCAAGTCCGACGGCTGCGGCGGCTGCAATAATGCCGTTAACCATCGCTTGACCTTGTGCAAGTCCAGCGTCAAACCATTTAGCGGATGTCGCGTCGGCTAGGCTCGATGCACTAGCTTCAACGGCTGCGACCAATGTATTGATTTCACCGATTGCACTAGCTCCGCCGGCGATAATCTCGTCGGCAATAGATGATCCAACTTCGGCTCCAGCTGCCAAAATGTTATCGATCGACGTACGGTTAAGTCCAAGTCCCAAAAGGGTCGTAATTTTGCCGCCAAAAGATTGAGCCGCTTCCGCTTGTTTGCGTAGAGAGTCAATAAAGGATCCCTCACCCTTATCGGCAAACGCGCTTTGGTAATCGACAAGGCTAGTAATGGAGTCTCTAACGGATTGGGCGTAGTTTTGTTGCGCCTGACGTGTTGCCTCTAGTTGGCCTTGTACGTCTTGGAGACGACTTTGGAAACTTTGTAGACGGTCATTTGCGGCCTTTTCAAGAGCTGCCTCGGCTTCAGCTTGTTTTTTGGCCGCTGCGGCCGCCTTTTTGGATGCACCCGTACCGGTATTAGTGGCAACCGTTAGATCGTTTGTGGCCTTTGTCTGGCCGACTCGCGCTGCCACATGACGTTTAGCAGATAAGACGTCGGCNTCGGTTTCCTTGCGGGTTGCTGTAATAGCTCCGGCAACTGCCTCGGATTCCTCTCGAACGGCCTTTGTGTTTTGGTAGAGCTTGTAAAGGATGCCCACAAGGATCGCGGCGGCTGCCGCTACGGCTGTAAATGGGTTAGCTAATAGAGCTACGGTTAGAGCTCTCACGCTGCCAATCAATCCTAGAGTGACGGCATTTTGAGCCGTTTGCGCGATGGTGTAAAGGATAACGGCAGATCTGGATCCTTTATAAGTTAATTCCGCCAATACTTGCGCGGCGGTTGCGCTGCCGGTAGCTGCGGCAAGTGTCAAATATCCGAGGCGTAGAGCGGCGGCTACGGCTGTAAAGGCTTGAACGCTAATGGTTAAAGCCTTAAAAGTAAAGTTAAGTCCTACGATGGCGGCAGATAAAACACCGACGGCCACGCCTACGCGGGTTATAACTTCGCTATTTTTGCCGAAAAACTCTACTACCTTAATTAGTTGAGCTAAGAGATCTTTGTAAGCTGGTAACAAACCCTCGCCGATTGCGGCTTTAGAGTTTTCAATTTCGGCGGCTAAAATCTTTTGTTGATTAGCTGCCCCGTCGGCTGTACGAGCAAAATCGCCTTGTTGTAAGGTTGTTTGCTCTAAAATAATTGCGCTACGAGCTAAAATTTTATCTTGTTCAGTTATCTCTTTGGTAGTTGCGGCTAAGTTCAATTCCATCGCTTTAGACTCAACGGCGCTGGCACTTAGTAAAACGTTATATCGTCGTAAAGGTTCGGACTCGCCTCTCAAACCGGCGCCTAAGGCTGTTATGGCTTCATCAACCGAAGTGTTGTTAAAAGAGGCTAGGTCGGCTGCCAATTTGGTAAAATCAGTGCTAAAGGTATTAACCTCGGCCCCTGTAAGCCCGGCGGATTGGCCCAAGATTGCAAAAGTTGCAGCGGTTTCGAGAGCTGCCCTTTGTGATAGTCCGAGAGCTTGGTCGGCGGTTGCTGCCCATGCTTGGATTGCTTTTGCGCTACTGCCAAAAATTACATTTGATTTAGAGATTGACTCGTTTAGATCGGAAGCGGATTGGACGACTTTGTATCCGGCGGCGGCTACTCCCGCAAATACTAAAGTCGCTTTACGGCTTAATTGCTCAAGCTGGCCGCCAAACTTTTGGAGCTTTGTTTGAGCGTCGGATAATCCTCGTCCAAGCCCGCTGGTATCGGCTTGTAATAAAATCGTTAACGGACGGCCTATGCCTTTAGTTGCCATTAGTAATCCGATCCTCGGTTCCAGTTGTTAACTATCTTTTCGGCTTCCTTGACCCAAGCTGCAAACGCTGGCTCGGCGTAATCGTCGTCCGCTGCCTTTGTCCAACCCGGACGATTACCCTCGGCCCAATATTGGGTACGTCCCGATCTAGACAAATACTGGCCCTTAATCGTTCCAAATCTAAGCATATTGGTAGAGGCTCCGCCGGAATAGGATCGATTAGATAAGCCAATTTTCACCGATGGAATACGATCTCGACCTGTACGGATAGATCGATTTAACTTATCCGCGTAGCTTGGAGCGAAATTAGAGATACTGCTCTTGATTGCCGGAACCATAATTCGATCGGCAATTTCCTCGGACTTCAATCTCATGTCTCGATTAGCAGATTGATCCAAGCCCTTTAGGCCATTTAAGACGTTGCGAAACTCGCGAGGGTCGAGCGTGACGGCTTCGGTTGTTGCCATGCTTAACTCCTTTTATACATCTCGTTTCGTACCTCTAAAATGGTCCCTAGCATTTCCCAATCCAGATCCTCTAGCTCCATCCGGATCGTCCCGTCTACGGCTAGAGCGGCGATGGTTCGTCCGAGGCTGCCGCTTGGGTGGGGTTTGGTTCGTCGATACCCACTAGCTCAATCGACTCTAGGTCGTTGACCCAAGCTTCAAACTTTTCGGATGTCTGACCGGTGCGATTTAACACGCTCCAAGCCATCGCCATCAAGTCCTCAAATCCGAGGTTAACTTTGATTTGATCCTCGCCATCTACCCGACGGACCTCATAAAGATCGGTCATTTTGGATTTAGTAATCCGTTCCCATTTCATGAGATCCGCCGGTAGCGTGACGATGTTCATTTCGCCATTTTTTTGGTGATTTAGTTTTATGTTTATTTTCATTTTGGTCCTGATCCTTTTGTTATGCTCGGGAAACGCTGCCGTCAACAACTACAAACGATACGGATGTAGTTAGAGCGTCGGTAGCTGCGCCGCCTGCGGTTGGCTGAATTGCGAATACCTGTCCAGTAAACGTGCTGCCATTGGCATCCATGCTGAATGAAATCGGTGTATCTGGACCGGAACCGGCTGCATCGAATAGAGCTTCGCAAACCGATGCCGGTGATGTTGAGCCCCAATCCTGATACAACTCAACGTCTAGGGTTGCGGTGTAATCGATTGTCTTGTAGGCGCGGCCTGCAAGAGTTTCCAATACTTGCTGATTTGGTACAACTGTAAGAGTTACAGATGCGGCGACGTCATTGTAAACGTCTGAATCGATGGTCAAAGATAAATCCCGACCGGTTACATATTCGAGTGCCATGTCGGCTCCTTATATCGTGACATCGATTGTGATGTCTGTTGTCAACAAGTCAGTCGGTCCGACTTGCGAGATCTTTGGTTGCGTAAAGTCCCCAATGCCAATCCCTGACGGCAAGTTCGATAATACCGTTTCGATCATGGTTTCGAGGTTAACTAGCGCGGCTTGGTTGTCATTAGCTGCCACGCATAAAGTGACGTCAAAGTTTCCGCCTAAACGTGGCGAGCTGCCGATCGATTTGATTTCGATGTATGGCGATCCCGGTACAAGCACGATGCAAGGGGTCGTCATGTTTTCGGCTGGGTAAGCGTAAACAATGTATCCGGTTGCCTCTAGTGCCGTTTTGATTGCGGTCCGGGCGTCTGTGATGTCTCCCATTAGCCGACCATGCTACTAGGGTCCCGATAGCCTGAAATAAGGCCAGAGACGCGCGTGACGAGGCTACGGCCCATCCGGTAAGGAGTACCCGGCGCGAATGTTGCGTCTTGTGCGATGCCCTGTGCGCTCTGGCGAGCGTTCCATAGGTCGACGCTTATCATAAGAGCTGCCTCGCGGATTTGAGGAATATTATCGTAATAAGTCTCTTGGCCCTCAAGGATGCAGTTGCCGTCCGGCTTGTTGACTCTGTAAGTTACGTCGGCATGGGTGATCGTCGCTTGGAATTGATTTGTGAAAACTCTTGTGATCGTATGGGTTCCGTCAAACGGCGCGCCGACTCGATCGATGGTGACTTGTTGCCCGACGCTGTATTCGTGAGCTGTACGCGTCCAAAAACGGGCTAGATTGCTGCGGATCTCTACGCCAACGATTGAGGCGTTATGGAAATTAAGGAAAGACTTTAAGACTAGCTCGGCGGACTCCATGACGCCCTCAAGGGTTGCGTCCGGGTAAATGTCGCCCACGCCGAGGACTGCTTTGAAATCCTCTAGATCAATGAGTGACATTTTATTCCTTTCGAGTAGGGGAGTGATGGGGGCCGATCAGGACCAAACGGCCCCCATCACAGGGGTCAACTAGCTAACGGTGATAGCCCGGATAGCTGTTGGGTACTTGTTAGCAAGTGCAACGAATCCATAAACGGCGATTTCGACGGTCATGGTATCGATTACGTTAACGCGAACCTGCGCGGTTCCGCTTTCGTAAAATGTTGCGTAAGCACTTGGGTAAGCAAGGATATTTGTAGAGCCGATGTTGTAATCGGTTACTAGATCCAAGCCCATGACGTTGCCGCGACTAAATACATTAGTTCCGGCTGCGTTTGTTGTTGGGCCTGTTGCGTTGAATAGCGGACGACCTGCATCGTCTACGTCTGCAAGTAGAGCTGCGTAACGTGATGCGCCAACTAATAGACGGTTTGGATTGAAACGCATAACGGATGCGGAGTCTGCGATCGCGTCGGCGATAGCTGCAACGTAACCGGTTCCACCTGATGCGCCGCAACCTACGATGCCTTCAGTAAAAGCGTATAGGTCGGTCTGCTGTGCGTATGATGCTGCAAGTCCGCGCAATAGTTCATCTAGGTAAGACGGGTCGGAACGTTCCAA